TTAGTTTACTTGCTCGATGCGCTCGCCTATCCAGTGCATCACCGGCACGGCCATACTGTTGCCGATAGCTTTATAACGCGGCCCGTCTGGGCAGTCGGCGGCGGGTTTGCCGCGCCACGGGATTTTCGTGTGCCCAGATGGAAAGCCCTGTAAACGCTCACACTCGGCAGGTGTAAATCTGCGCACCTGGAAGCCGTCGGATACGGCGTGGCGGTCGGTGGTGGTGAGGGTGTAGCAGATGCCGCTATCGTCTGCGCCAACGCCGTTCCCGCCGCTGTGGTGCTGCCTGCCAATAATGTTCCCGGCGATACAAACAACGTTGGTATTGCCACTGTGCTGGCAGTCCAATGTAAACGCCTGGTCGGAGGTGCAGGGGTCTTGCCGCCCGTGTACGACGATTAGGTCGGTGGCATCTTTGTGGTCGCGGGCTTTGACGGTGCTGGCGGTGTTGTCTTGGATGTAGTCGCCAAAGCCGCGCATCCTCACGGGTATCAGGCCGCCGCGCTGGCTGAATATCTCCTGGTTGCTCTGCCCGATAATGCCGCCGCTGCCGCTTTGGTTTAAGGTTGGGTGGGGGTTGGTTGGATCGTCCCAGTGAGAGCCTGCAGGAGCAGCGGCGGCAGGGTTTTGCCCCGCCTCTGCGCCCGTTGCAGGATTCCTAGTTTGGCTCTGTCGCTCAAAAAGTATTTCGGCGGGGTGGAGGCTTCCAGCACTTGCGATAACGAACACGCGGCGGCGCCGTTGGGGTACTCCGAAATATTGGGCATCAAGGATGCGCCAGGCGATTTCGCGGGCGGGGCCAAGCACAGCACCCGCGTTCGTCCATTTTTTCCCTGCCGGCTCAAGCGGTAGGCTTTCTCCGGCCAGCCCGCCCAAAAAACAGCCGAAGGCGTTGTCTTTGGTGTTGAGCACGCCCGGCACGTTTTCCCAGACGAGGATGCAGGGCGGCTGCCCGTTTCGGGCGCGAATAAAGTCAATTGCATCTAATATCCTAATCAAGACTAAGGTTAAATTGCCGCGCTCGTCGTCCAAACTGCCGCGCAACCCGGCAACAGAAAAGGCTTGGCAGGGTGTGCCGCCGACAAGGATGTCCGGTGCTTCGACCGCGCCGGAGAGGATTTTGCCGACGAGCAGGGTCATGTCGCCGTGGTTGGGGACGTGCGTCCAATGGTGGGCGAGCACCGCGCACGGAAACGGCTCGATTTCGGCAAACCAAGCGGGCTGCCAGCCGAGCGGCTCCCACGCCACGGATGCGGCTTCAATGCCGCTGCACAGGCTGCCGTAGCGCATTTCAGGTAGCCTTTTCAAAAATCTGATAGCGACCGTCAGGCAGGCGTTCGGCTTCTCCGCGCGCTACCATCTCTTCAAAGTTGGCTTCAACTTTTGCAACGTGGGCAGCAAACCGGGCGGCGATGGTTTCTAGACGCGCTTGTTCCAGCAGTTGACGCGGCAACGGCATCCAGTAGGCTACGGCGTATTCGGCGGGGCTGACAGGGTAGTTGATCCAATCGTTGGTTTGCGGGTCGATAGCGTCGATGTCGCAATAATCTTGCTCCTCGCTCACCACTAAAATAGCTACGGGTTTTTCGGCTTCGGGCAACTTTTCGGTGGTGGCAATCCACGGTGTTTTTGGCACTATCTCAAGATTTTTCGCCGGGATTAGATATGAGCAGTATTCGCTGGCAATACGGCACAGCCGTCCGCCTTTTTGCACCACAAACAAGTTGCGGGCTTCTTTTTCCGGGGTGTTTTCGGCATCGATAAAGCGTACGAGGTCGCCAAAGGCAAATTGCTGATAATCCATTTTTAATCCTGATTGTGCATTTTCATCCATGTTTCGGCGGCCTGTTCGCGGCTGGATTCCAGCCAGGCGGCAAGGTCGGAAACGTTTACAAAATAAGTGGTTTTTTGCGATTTGTCCGCCTGAAAAACCGGAAAGGGCAGGGTTTGCACTTTGGCGCGGCGGCGGGCTACCTCTATGCTCAGATGCGGCATAAAGTCGGCACAGGCGGTTTCCAGCGGGATAACCGGGGCGCGGTAGCGCAGGGCGAGCATAAAGCCGGTGTCGAGGGTTGGATTCATTTTTATCTCGTTATCTGTAGGGCGTGTTTTGGATTTCGGCGATTTTTTCTTCCCGTCGCTGTAAGGCGGCGGGGCTGATGGCTTGGTATTTGTTGCAAGCCGGGTTTTTGTAGGGCAGCGAGCTCCAGCTTTCGCCATGGGCGCAGGCTGCCATCCGGTGGCGCAGCATGGGCGTGGGTTTGATTTCGCCGCTGCTGCTTTTGTAGGTGGTTTTCCAGTGGCGGCAGGTTAGGCAGGTTTTATCCATCGCTATTCGCCCCGGTAGTGATACTGTATGGTGCGGGCTACCGGCAGGCGGTGGTTGGCTTTGTCGCGGATGTCGGCATCGGCGGCGTAGAGGCTCTCAACGTAGGCATGGATGGCGGCGGTATCGCTCTGCTTAAAGGTTTTTTCGGACACTACGTCTATTTCACCCGGGCGCGGTTTGCGGGTGCTCCAGCTGTGCGGGGCGTTTTCGGCCGGCAGGTAGCCCATGAGTTCAGCTTGGATGGTTACGGTGTTTTTGTGGTGGTTGTAGAGATAGCGCAGGTTCATGCGGCCTCCTCTATTTGCATAAAGCGCTGGATAAACGCCACTACCTGTTGCGCCTCTTCGCGGGTGAGCGTGAGTTCGCTGCGGATGCCGTGCCTGAAGCCTTTGGTGCTGGAGTCGTGATATATGCAGGTTCGGATGTATGTCGTCATGGTTCCCTCTGTATGCGCCGAATCACCCTTTCCGCCCTCTCGATCATGCCTTCGTTGTAGGCGATGATGTCAAACCTGAAATTTCGGGAGGGGTACTCCGCATTTCCTCGATCGCAAGTGAACGTTAAATTCACACCTGCTTCTTGGAACTTTTTGCAGTACCCGGTGATTTTGGTGGTATCTACACACCACCCCCATCGTACTGTTTTATATGCGATGTCATCTCTTGAAAAAATAAATGTTTTTATTTTTTCAATTAGTTTTTCCTTATGCATTTTAAGTCTCCTTTTCTGTTTCTTTCATGGCCGCGTCGTGGGCATACGCTTTCAGTAAAATCAGCATTTGTTCGGTATCGGTTTGCATCATTGTTTCCTTTTCCTGCGGTTCAAACTTCGCTAAAAATTGCCTGCAACTTTCTAAGTCTCTCCTAGACTCTTCGGCTCCGGCGGTGTTGCCGATTTCTTCGGCGGCTGCCAGCTCTTGCTCTTTTTCTGCGACACGGCGGCGGAAATAATTGATGTCTAAACAGATTGTCATGCTGCCTCCATATGCATAAATCGCTGGATAAACGCCACTACCTGCTGCGCCTCTTCGCTGGTGAGGGTGATTTCGCTGCGGATGCCGTGGCTGCGGCTGATGGTAAAACTGCCGTCGGAAAAACCGCCGATTTTCAGGGTGCGCTCGCTGATTGGTTGTTCGCCAGCGTTGGCTTTGATCGGTAAAAACGGTACGGCCACGGTGTCGTCTTCGCTTAGTAGTTCGGCGGCGCGGGTGGGTGGTTCTGCCTGCACGGCCTGCGGCGGCGGTTCCGGCTGTGGTACTGGCCGCCGTGCTGGCTCGGGTTTGGTTTTAGGTTTGGGCCCGGGCTTTTTGTGTGGCTGCGGCTTCAGGCTGCCTGCTTGTGCTGCATCACGGTATCTCGTCCGCCCGCCGACTATTTCGCACTCGACCGCGCCTATTTCTTCCATTCGGTATAAAACATCAATGGCTTCCGCACCTAAGCCGGTGCTTCTGGCGATGCTGGCAACGCTGTACCAATTCCCATCCGACAGCAATTCCGCCACTTTTCGCTGTGCGTCCAAGCCTGCTTTGATGGTCATAGCTGCTCTCCTGCGGGCTCGTACACCACGCCGCGCATGATTTCGTAGTCGGTCATTTCTTCGTACTGTTTGGCTGCTGCCGCTGCTGCGGCTTCGGCCTGCAGGTCTTTGGCGGCGATGATTTCGGCGTTGGTGGGCTCGCTGGCGGTGTTTTGCACGGCGGGCTGTAAGTAGGGGTCGTGTGCGTCGATGCTGGGCACGGCTGCCAGCGCGGCGGCGGCGATGGTGGCAAAAATCAGTTTGAGGATAATGGGCTTCATGGTTTGGTCTCTCTTTTCAGGTAGCCTGAAATGGGTTGGGTGCAGGTCTCCGGCTCCGTATTAGGGTGTTGCGATAAGGCTGGTCTTTGCTTTTTCCGTGGCCTGCTGCCGCCGTTTACCCACCTGCGGCTGGGGCATGGGCACTACCACATGATTACAACAATAGGATGCAGGCTGCCTGCAACAGCACGATGGCCTGCGTGATAACGGCTAGGGTGATAAGGGTAAGCTGTACGGTGGTTTCGTTCATTTTTTGCTCCTCGGCATGGGGCAGGCGGCTGTGATGCGCGGGTAAGGGAGAGACCGCTCCGCCGTTGTTGGCGGCAACCGCCTGCCCGATGCCGCCTGAATCAGGCGGCGGGAAGGTTTAAGCCGGTTTGCCGTTATAAATCGGCAGTTCGGGCAGGGCTTCGCGCAGGGCTTTGGCGATGTCTTGGGTGGCCAGCTCCATTACGCGGTGCAGCTGTTGCAGCTCGTACCACAGGATCAGGCCGCCGTTGTTTTTGTCGATGCGGAATTTGAGCAGCGCCTCGACAAAGTAGGTTTTGCCGCCCAAAAACGGGGTAAAGGCCACGCCGAATTTCTCAAAGGCTTTGAGGGTGGTGTCGGTTTTGCCCGCGTCCTCGCTCTGAAACACAAAATTCATGCGGCCGTCTTGCTCGCGGTAGCCTTGTTTAAAGGTGGTTTTCTCGGTGTATTCGAGGTTCAGGGCGAAATCCAACACTTCGGAGCCGGTGGGGTATTTGGCTGCCGGGTCGTCCGGGTTGGAGCTCACGATGTCGCGGGCGTTGTTGGTGAGTACGGAGGCAAACTGGATTTGATCCAGCTTTTCGCCGTTGTAGCGTTTCCACTCGCTGGCGGCGGGGGTAAATACCGGGCTGTAGTGGATACCGAAATCTTTAAAACCGGCGGCTTCGGCGGTGTCGCCGTTGAGCACGGCGCAGATGCCGATGTTGCCGCGTAAGAAATCGGCATTGATATAGATTTCTGTGCCTTCGGTTTGATGTTTTTTGACGTAGGCGATTAGGCTGTCTAAGTCGTGGGCGTTGGCGAAGCCTTTTTTACGGGCAGGTTCTGCACGGTAGCTGCTGTAGGTGTTGTAGTGCCAACTGCCGTTTCCGTTTGGGTTAAATACCACCGGCGTACCGTCCGGCATGGCGGCGATAAAGGGTTTTTGTGCCGCGTCCAGTGCGGTGCGGATGATGTCGTTTTGGTTTTCCATTGTCGGATTTCCTGTTTCAGGTGGGTTGGTAAATGGCACTTATTTGGTGCCGGTGAGTTTGATTACTTTGGTGGATTCGCCCGTGCCCTGCAGGTCGAGCTTGGCTTGGGCGGGGTCTTCGGTGGTGAGGTTGCCTTCGGGGGTGGCAAATACGATGCCGCCCTCACGTTTTTCTTTCGGCAGCTTGCTGGCGATGTCGTGGCTGATGCGCACGGTGCCGTCTTTGATGTTTTGCGAATCAATCGTCAGCTTGAGCGTGACCGTGGCGCGTTTGCCGTGCGACAGGCAGGCGGCGGCGGCGGCGCTGATGGCTTCGCCCAGCTCGGTATCGAGCAGGCCGCTGTTGATGGCGCGCAGCATCTTGGTGGCGGGGATGATTTTTTTATCTTGGTTCATGATGGTCTCCATATGAGAGGGTTAGGCGGCGGGATTGCCGTGTTTTTCAGCTACAGCGTTGAGCCAGTCTTTAGCGGCTTGGATTGCCGCCGCCAGCTCGTTGTCGCCGAGTTCGTAGTAACAAATTTCGTGCTCCAGCCATGTTCCCTTTGGCCGGGGTTCGATGCAGGCATATAGGATGAATGATCCATAGCGGCTGTTGTATTCCACATCCACCGCTAAGATGCCGTTGCCAGTTAGTTGCTGCGCCAATTCGAGCAGGTCGGCCAGCGTGGGTTTGGCTTCGGCGGGCGGGGTGTCGTCGCGCACGGCTTCGGCGATGTAGGCGTTCGGCCAGCGGCGTTTGATGACGTCGTGGGCGGCGGCTTTGTGGTCGGTGGTGACGGTGCTGCCGGTTTCGATAACGCAGCTGCCGTCGGCGTATTCGGTGAGGGTGGCGGCTTGTACGTCTTCGCCGCCGTGGCTGGGCAGCATGATGGGGTAGGTTTTCATTCGCGGCCTTTCCAGTGTTTCGGTTGGTTGGTGTTTTCCTGCATAACGGGCAGCTGATTGATGCGGCGCAGCTCTTGTTCCAGCGCGGCTACGGTTTCGCGGATGGACTCTGCCGCATCTTTTTTGATGATGATTTGGGTTGATAAGACTGCTCGGGCTGCTACGTTTTTAAGCATTCGGATGTCCCAGGCTGTGAGCTCTGGCTGCTGGGTTTCGGTTTTGGGGTTTTCCATTTTTGAGATTCCTTTAGTCGGTTTCAGGTAGCCTGCCCGGCGGGCAGGGGTTTCAAATTTATGCCGTCCTTGCAACGGCTTGGCGTTTAACGCACGCTTGCGTCGTGGTAAGATACGAGTGTCAATCAACCCCACCACAAAGAGGTGATATATGTCTAACCAACCATCCCAACCGCCAAGCGGCACTACTCACAACAACCCTGCCGATTCCCAGCGTGCCAGCGTGCCGTCTGGGCCTACTCCGGTAAGTGTTCAGCCACCCGGCGGAGGGAAGAAAAAATAAGGATTTCCAATGTCTGAAACTGATACCGTAGTAACCCGCCGGCAGGAATTGGCCGACATCGTGGCTTATTCCTATTTCCTGCACCGCCTCGCCTACCGCTGGTATTCGCGGATTGACAAGCTGATTGCGTTTCTGCTGCTGCTGTCGGCAATGGCGGTGGTGTCTTCCCTGCTCCCGCCCCTGCTGCTGGGCTTTTTGGTATCGTTTCTGACGGCTTGGCAGTTGGTTTACGTGCCAGGCGAAAAGGCCGCCGCCGCCAAGGTTTCGATGACCGAATACGGCAACCTGCTGAATAACTTTTCCACCCTGACCGATGAGGAACTGGAGGAGGAGGCTGCCCGCTTGATCCCTACCGATTCCCATCCGCCTGCTTGTTTGCACAACCCCGCCAAGCTGACGGCCTATATCAAATTGAATGTTGATTCCAAGGATCGACCGAAGCTAACGTGCATTGAAAAGCTGGCTGCCTGTTTTTGCGGGTAACTGTTTTCGTTCAGGCCGCCGCCCTTTCGGGCGGCTTTCTTTTTTAGTGGATAATGGGCTCGATAAAGTAGGTGCAGGATAGGTTGCGGGCTTGGGCGCAGGCGTTTACGCGGTCTGAACAAATGATGCGGTTGCCGTCGAGCATCTCGATTAGGTAGTTCGGGCGGCGGCGGAAGTTGCAAACCTGTTTGAAGATACGGCCAACGGTGCAATCTCGATGAGCGTTGGCGATGCTGGAATCCATAACGTTTGCAATGTGGATGGTGGATGACATTTGATTTGCTCCATGTGTTGTTGATTTGTTGGAGCGAATATTAGCAAATTGCTATATATTAAGTAAATAGCAAAATGCACTATTTTTGTATATTTTTGCTATTTTGTTGATATATAAGATAATTATTTTGATAAAAAAAATCCCGCAATCTGCTGTAGATTGCGGGATTCTTTATATTTTGATTATAGGCTGATGATTTCTAATGGTAAAACTGCTACAAATTTAGAGATAATGACAAATTCCCCTTCATGCCCAGGATTGATTTCAAATGGGTCGTATAGTGGGTTGTCAGATTTAGCAATCATTTTGCCGGGCAGCTTTTGCAGCCGTTTCATATAACAGCCATCCCGATAATAAAAGGCGTAAATGCCGTCGCCGTCAAAATAGTTAATGCGCGTATCGACAAATGCCAGCCCTTTTTGCGGCAGGGTGGGTTCCATTGAGTCGCCGCTGATGCCAACAATATCTAAATGTTCTACATCATGTCGTCCGAACAGCTTTATTACTTGATTGGTTGGGATTTCTAGTGTTCTGATAACTTCGGGGAAATCTGCATTTACCACGCCTTCGCCACAAGATACCAGAATTTCTTTGTGGCGGAATGTGATGCTATCCCCTGCTGCAGGCTCTTCCTCTTCTATTTCGCCTAACGGGCGATCAAGCCAACCTGCGGGCTTATTCACTCGTTTTTCAATTTCGCGGGCAGTAGTGTTCCGCAAAGAGCGCGGCGTACCGGTTACGCTGGGCGTACCGTTAATCCATTGCCATATTTGGGTTGGGCTCTTATCAATTTTCCGCGCCAGCTCCGCTTGAGAGCCGTATTCCTGCACCAGCATATTCAAGCGTTCTCTGCGGATTTCTTCAATCGATTTCATGCTGCACACTCCTTTTCCCTAAATCATAGCAAAACGCTATATAAATAAAATATGCAATTTGCTATTGACTTGTAAATAGCAAATTGCTAGCATATTGCTATTGATAAAGGAATAGTGATGACAATTACAGAATTTTTGGAAGCACGAAAAATGACGGTAAACGCATTTTCCCGTTTGCTTGGCTGCCATCAGCCGGACTTGACCCGTTGGGCTAAAGGTACGCGCCCTGTACCCGCGCATTGGTGTGTGGCTATTGAGCAAAAAACAGATGGGGCAGTGACTCGGAAAGAACTGCGCCCGCACGATTACGCACAGATTTGGCCGGAACTGGCCACCTAACCGGAGATTGCTCATGACTACCGAAATTGTGATTGCCAACCAAACCATCAGCCAGCAAAACGGGCTGTATTGCCTGAACGACCTGCACCGCGCTAGCGGTGAGGAAGGTCGGCATAGACCGAACAGATGGCTGCGCTTGGAGCAAACCGCTGAAATTATTGCCGAACTGGAACAGGAACAAGCTGATGCCCAGAAATGGGCATCACGTAAAAATCAACAGGTTATCGAAATCGTGCGCGGTTTTAAAAAACGCCAGGGCACTTATGTGTGCCGCGAGCTGGTTTACAGCTATGCGATGTGGATCAGCCCGAAATTTCATATTCAGGTGGTGCGGGCGTTTGATGCGCTGCTTTCCGGCAGCCTGCCGCAGGTGCAGGGCTGGCGGCCGCCGCTGCTGCCGTTGCGCCCGCCGCGCGATTACGCCGCCGCCTGCGCCTTGGCAGATGAGACGTTGCGCGAGGTGAATGCGCTGAATATGCGGGTGGCGAAGGTGGAGCATTGGCTCACTTATTGGCGCGATGTATTTATTGAAGACGCGCTGGCCGGAACGCTGCCGGAATAGTTTCCTCTTTCTTCGGCACTCCCTCCCTTGTGCCGGGGTTTTCGGCGGCTTTCCATTCTTCTTCCCCGCCGTTTTTTTATACCGCCTGCCGCTGTGTACGCAGGGGCAGGCTTTTTTTACGCCTTTTTCAGGCTACCTGAAAGCTGTGTTATGAGCCAATCTATTGATTTTGCCACTATTTCAAGTGCCGCCCTAAGTTCGGTGGATAATCTGCTGGCGGAATGGCTGCCTTCCGGCCGCTATGACGGGCATGAATTTGTGGCGCTCAATCCCACGCGCGCGGATAAAAAGCTGGGCAGCTTCCGCATCAACACCCGCAGCGGGCAGTGGGCGGATTTCGCCACGGGCGACAAGGGCGGGGATTTGATCGACCTGTATGCCTACCTGAATAGCTGCAATGCGGCGCTGGCGGCGCGGGCGATTGCCGAACGTTTGAGCCTGGGCGGTTTTGCACCGGTGCAAAAGGTGGCGCTGGATGGCGGCAATGCTGCCAAGCCGGGCAAAAACGCGCGCTGGCAGCCGATTGTGCCGGTGCCGCCCTATGCGCTGAAAACGATGAATTTCCGCCATTCGTTCCGCCAAGGCGAGCGGGCAGAGCCTGTGTTTACTTCGGTGTTCCGCGATGCGGCCGGGCAGGTGCTCGGCGCGGTGGCGCGGTTTATCAAGTCGGACGGCAGCAAAATCGACCTGCCCTACACGTTTTGTGAAAACTTGGATACGCACGAAAAAATGTGGCGCTGGCGCGGCTGGCCGGGTTTGCGCCCGCTGTACGGTTTGGACGCGCTGGCGGCCGATCCCACGCAGCCGGTGCTGGTGGTGGAAGGCGAGAAGTGCAAAAACGCGGCGGATGCGGCGCAGCCGGGCTATGCGGTGATTACTTGGCACGGCGGCGCGGGCAACTGGGATAAGACGGATTGGGCGGCGGTGCAAAACCGGCGCGTGATTCTGTGGCCGGACTGCGATTCGCAGCGCGAAAAATTAACTGCCGCCGAACGCAAGGCGGGGGTGGATGCGGAAAGCAAGCCGTATCTGGACAAATACGCGCAGCCGGGCATGGCGGCGATGCTGGGCATTGCCGAGCGGCTGACGGCGCAGGGCTGCCAAGTGGCGTTTGTGCGCACGCCTGAGCCGGGCGTGTGGCCGGCTGGCTACGATATTGCCGATGCGTTGGCCGATCGCGGGCAGATTATCGATGCGTTGGCGGCGTTGAGCTGGCAGCATTTGGCGGATTACACCGCCGAATATGCCGAGGTGTTGGCGGCGGCGCAGGCTTCGGGCTACCTGAAACAGGCTGCCCCGCCTCCCGCACCCGCCACGGGGGGCGAGCCGCCGGAAGGTGAGGCACGCGAAAACACAGGGGGCGGCGGGGAAAATATGCCTGAAACCGCCGAAACACCGGAGGGAGAGAGCCGCTATCAGGAAAACTTCGACCGGTTAAAACGGGAATTTTCCCTCATCGAAGGCAAAAGCCGCGCGGTGAGCAGAAAAACGGGCGTGGAATACAGCCGCAAAGCCTTGGTCGACCATTTCTGCAAAAAATCGGTGGACAACTGGTATAACTGGGGGCGCGCGCCGGTGATGACCCAGTATGAGGTCAACAAGCTCAAGCGCGACCGGGCGGCGTTTCAGGTAGCCCAAGACGGCGATTTAAAAGATATGATGGCGCGCTATGTGTATTTGGACGGCAGCTCCAGCATTTGGGACAACCAGCTGTGGCGCATGATTGACCAGGGATCGGCCAAGCTGGCGATGGGCAGCCAGTTTAAGATTTGGCAAGACAGCCCGGCGCGTATCGTTAAGCGTTTCGACCGCGTGGTGTTCGAGCCGGGGCGGGAAATGTCGGACGAGTACATTAATATCTATCGCGGGCTGCCGCTGGCGGACAAAGTGCAGTTTCCGCGCCCGCGCGAGGATATGCCGACTTGGTGGCTGGATGTGTTGGATTTGTACCCGGGCTGCCGCGCCATCCAAAAGCTGATTGCGCATTTGTGCAACCATGATTTGCAGATGATGGAGTTTGTGTATAACTGGCTGGCTTATCCGCTGCAGCACCCGGGGGCGAAGCTGACTACTTCGCTGGTGATGCACGGCGATGTGCACGGCGCGGGGAAGTCGTTGCTGTTTGAGGAGATTATCAAGCCGATGTACGGCGATTACGCGGCCACGCTGGGGCAGTCGGATTTGGAGAGCAACTACACGGGCAACCGCTCGGGCAAGCTGTTTATTGTCTTCGAGGAGGTTTTTAATACCAAGCAAAAATACGACCAAACCGGCGCCATGAAACACATGATCACCGGCAAAACGATGCGCATCGAACGCAAGTTTGTGGACAGTTATGAAGAGGCCAACCATATCAACTGCGTATTTTTATCCAACGAGGCGCAGCCGTTTAAAATCGAGGAAAACGACCGCCGCTACTTTGTGATTTGGCCGAAAAACAGGCTACCTGAAAGCCTGCGCGCGGAATTGGAGGTGGAGCTGGGCGCGGACGGGATACTGCAGTTTTTTATGTTGCTGTTGTCTTTGCCGCTCACTATCAATTACACTAGGCAGCCTGCCGATGACCCCACGCAGCCGGACGTGGTGGTGGAAATCGAAGAGGGCGGCCCGCGTTTCGACCCGCACACCAAACCGCCGATGACAGAGGCTAAGGCCAATGTGATCAATTATGGGCGGTATGGGTGGCAGACGTTTTATATGGAGTGGGAGCGCGGCGAAATCGAGAATATCCCCTACTGCGCGGCGATTACCGGCGATGTGTGGGATTTGTATTTATGGTGGTGCACCAAAAACAACGAGCGGCAGATTTCCAAATCCAAATTCCTGCAGCACATTGCCAGCAAGATGCCGAGGGCGCGGCGGTGGTGGCGTTTGCCAAACAGCCCGCGCCCAGAGGAAAAGATGCAAGATAATATCTTCCTCCCGCCCGGCACCCGCCCGCCGCAGGGCACGCCTGAAATGGACTTTATCGGCCCACAGGTGCTTAGATTCCAGCAGGCAGTACAAGACCTGCGGAACCCGAAAGGCTACTAAACGCTGCACAACTGCACAAAAATGCACTTTTGCCCCTCCCTGCAAATCCACGCTGGGCGGGGCTTTGTGCACTTTGTGCAGTGTGTGCAGCGTTTTTTCGCGCACGCGTACGCGCATTATATATAGGCGTATTCCATCCCGTTTCTCCGCCTTTTTATTTTTTTCTCCATGCGTGTGAAAATATACTGCATATACTGCACAAAGTGCACAAATGCCCACCAGATAAGGCTTTCAGAGGTTTTCAAAACTGCATAAATATGCACTTTGTGCAAAACTTATAAAAACAGGATTTTTTGCCGCTTTATCTGTTGTTTTATCGCGGTTTTTAGTAAAATAACGGCACAATAAAAAAGCGGCAGATGGCTGCCGCGTAAGAGGTAACAAAAGGGGCATGAGTATCATGCTGTGTTTGATTTTTCTGAAGACTCGAAAGACGCGCTGATGCGCGAATGGGCAAACTGGACACGCCAGCCTTTGAAGGCCGGGGTTGGTTATAAGCCGAGCAGTTTGAATTTGTTGATGGCTGGGGGTACGCCCGGCGGTGGGGGTTTTCACTCCTCCGTTTTATCCTACGGCACGGATTGTGATGCTGTGTTTGTGCTGATTGATGCGGCAGTGCGGCGCTTGCCGGTTATCCCGCGTGCAGTAATCAAGCGCTATTACCAACAAGTGGGCACGGCAGATCAGATGGCAAACGATTTGGGCATATCCAAAAAATATATGTACAAAACGCTTTACTCCACGCTCGATACCATTTTCTCGGGACGCAAGCTGCAAAATATGTTGTCTGCCGCTTGACAGTTTACGGAAACTGGGGGCAAAATAATATGCAAGCATGGGTTAAGTTGTATATAGCCCATGTGGTCTAGTGAAAAATGTATTACTCCATCGCCGCCCAGAGTTAAATCTGGGCGGTTTTGGCTTATTGGGAGTGTGCTGTGTTTGTTGTTTCCGCCCGTGTGAAAGCCGATACTGCCACGGCACATCTCAATGCGCTGGAGCGTAAGCAGCTGCCGTTTGCGTATTCGCTGGCGGTAAACCGCACGGCAAAACTGGTAAAGCAGGCGGAAATCGACAAGATGCGGGCAGTATTCGACCGCCCCACGCCCTACACACTCAATAGCCTATATGTAAAACCCGGCACGAAAGCCAACCCATCTGCTTACGTTTGGCTTAAGTACGATACCTTCAAAGGCACCCCGGCGGAAAAATACCTACTGCCGCAAATCAATGGCGGCAGCCGCAGCCACAAACGCTTCGAGCGGGCGCTGCAAGGCGTGGGCGCAATGCCGAAAGGCTATTACTGTATCCCGGGTAAATTTGCGCAGATGGATAATTACGGCAACTGGAGCCGTGGGCAGATTATAAAAATCCTGTCTTATTTTCGTGCCTTCCCAGAAAGGGGCTACCGCGCAAATATGACCGATGCCGCTCGCCGCCGTTTGGCGCGGGGTACAAAAAAGAAACGCGGCTATACCTTCGTGGCTATCGGTAAACGCCAAGGCCGTCGCCGCCCCGGCATCTATCAAATCTTAGCAGACGGCAAACACTGGCGGCCCATTGCTCTGTTTGTTCGGCGGGCTGGATACAGTAAGCGCTTCCCTTACTTCGAGACGGCGGAACATACAATTGATCGTGAGTTCTCCGAGCAGATGCGCAAGGCCATCGAGGCTGCCATAAAATCGGCGCGTTGAAACAAAAGGTACTCCGCCGGCCAGCCGAAACGCGGGTAATTCGAACCACGATTTTTGTGAAGCGGGAGGGTGCTATAGCTTCCTTCCTCCCTTTTGCCTGTGGCGGCAATGGGTTGTTTAATTCTGCCGTTTGGCTTGTTTGCCAGCGGTTTTTTTATTGGTGAGGCTACCTGAAAAGGTGGTGTGTTGAGTTTGCCCGTGCGCTTGTGCGGGCTTTTTTATGGAGTGTGTTTCAGGCAGCCTGTGGAAATACCGGGTTAAGACGAAATCAGATATTGAGCATAGTCGGTTAATCATCCGCAGGCTGCCTGAAACACATTGAGGGGCGGCTTATGTTGGTAAACAAGCGTGAGCTGTCGGAAATCTTGGGTATAACAGAACGCTCGCTGACCGAATGGCAAAAGGAAGGATTGCCGGTGGCATCGTTTGCCGATTTGCGCGGGCAAGCCAACGAATACGACACCAAGGCCGTTATTGGTTGGCTGATACAGCGCGAATTGCAGCGGCTCAACCGTGAAAAACCGCGCGACAGGTTGGACAGACTGAAAGCCGATGCCATCGAACTTGAGATTAAAGAGCGCACCGGCGAACTTGCCCCGGCGGCATTGTTTGAGCGGGCGTGGTCGGATCACATCGCTGCCGCCCGAACCGAATTTTTAACCCTGCCTGAAACACTGGCCTCTGAATTGAGCGCGATTGTCGGGCAGCCGATAGACAGCGAACTCATCACCGCCCATGTGGAGCGGGCGCTGGAAAAACTGGCGAATTACGGAGCAGAAGATGCAGAACTCGGCGGCGATGATGCAGCAGAATATGGCGGCCACGGTGCGCCGGGTGCTGCGTGAGGCGTGTAGCAAATGGGCCCCGCCTGTGAAAATGCGCATCCGCGACTGGGCGAACAAATACCGTTATCTCTCCAGCGTTGAGGCTGCCCGCCCGGGTAAATACGTTTTGGGTGTTACACCCTACCTCGAATGGGAAAACGGCCCATTGGATGCGCTGGACGATCCGAATGTGTCGGTGGTGTGCTGCATGAAATCGGCACAAGTAGCCTGGACAAGCGGCGTGCTCGGCAACTTGCTGGGGCGCACCATCGCCACCGCCCCATGCCCGATTTTGGTTTTATTCCCAAAAGAAGGCGCGGCGAAGGAATACATGGATGAAAAATTCATGCCGATGGTGGAAGCCACCCCGGTTTTGCGCGAAAAAATCGACATCCGCGTGCGGGCACAGGGGCAGCGGCAGTTGTTTAAAAAATTCGCCGGCGGCTTTCTGAAGCTGGTGGGGTCGAACTCTCCCGCCAGCGTGAAATCCAGCCCTGTGCCCTTGGTGTGTGTGGAGGAGCCGGACGACTGTAATTTAAACCTGCGCGGCCAAGGCGACAGCATCAAACTGGCAAAAGAGCGCACCAAAACCTTTGCCAAGCCGAAAATCGTAATTGGCGGCACGCCGACGGTGGCCGGGGTGAGCACCATTGAAGCCGAAATGGAATTGAGCGACAAGCGCGTGGGCATGATCCCGTGCCACGAGTGCGGCGAAGCCCATGTGCTCAATTTTGACTACCTGCAATGCGACCAAGACCCGAACGGCAACCATCCTGTATTCGGCAAGTTTTTGCCGGAAACCGCCTACTACGTTTGCCCGCATTGCGGCTGCGTGTGGAACGACGTGCAGAAAAACCGCAACGTGAAGCGCGGCTGGTGGCAGGCCACCGCCCCGTTCCACGGCACAGCGGGCTTTTACCTGAATGAACTGTACAGCCCCTTCCCCGGCTCAGTGTTTGCCGAGCTGATGAAAAAATGGCTCACCGCCAAACACGAAGAGGAAGCCGGCGATATTGCGCCGATGATTACCTTTGTGAATTCCAGCAAGGGGCTGCCGTTTGAGGTGTTGGGCGATGGGCCGCAGGGCGACGAGCTGGCGGCGCGCGCGCTGGATTACGCTGAAAACACCGTGCCGCTGGGTGGGCTGATTTTGACAATGGGGGTGGACGTGCAGCACGACCGCCTGGCTTACATCATCCGCGCCTGGGGGCGGGGAGAGGAAAGCTGGCTGGTATCGTGGGGCGAAATCTACGGCAACACACCCGACATCAAATCAGACGTATGGCTGGCGCTGGCGGAAAAAATCTACAAACACACCTACCGCCATGCCAACGGTGCCGCGATGCGTATTTTGGCGGTTGGCATCGACAGTTCGGACGGGCAGACCTCGGATGCGGTGTACAACTTTGTGCGCCACTACCGCCGCCACAACGGCGTGAACCTGATGGCCATCAAAGGCAGCAGCAACGAGGATAAGGAGATTTTCACACGCCCGCGCGACATCGACCTGAAACACCGCAACACCAAAGCCGACCGTCGCGGGGTGCAGGTGTACAGCGTGGGGGTGAGCAAAGCCAAAGACCTCATCATCGGCGAGCACGGCCGCGTCAGCCTTACCGGCAACGGCCCCGGCCGCCTGCACAACTACAAAGAGGTGCGTGCCGACTACTACGACCAGCTGTTGAGCGAGGTTAAAGTGCCCAGCCGCCTAAACCGGCACAAAAAAGTGTGGCAAAAAAAGGTGGGGGTGCGCAACGAGGCGCTGGACTGTGAGGTTTACGCCCTGCACGCCGCCCGCAGCCTGAAAACGCACAGTATGTCCGAGGTACAGTGGGCGATGTACGAAAAAGCGGTATTGCAACCGGCGCTGTTTGCCGAAACACCCGCCGAAACGGGAAAAGAGCCTGAAGCCACATCTCCCGCTCCGGCTATTACCCGCCGCCGTGGCGGTAACTTTACGCAAAAATGGTGAGTAAATGACCGACTATGAAAAACAGCAGCTGGAACAACAGCTGGCATTCGCGCAGCAGGTGTATGCCGACCTGAAGGCCGCCTACCAAAACCATGCCGCCAGCGGCCGCGCCTTTACCCACAGCTACAAAATCAAAGACCGCGAAATGACGTTTAATTCGCTGGCCGACCTGCTCAAGGCGCTGCGCTGGTGGGAGCAGGAAATCCTACGGCTGGAAATCGCGCTGGGCAAACGGCCCGGCCGCGCCCGCCGCATCATCACGAGGTTTGCCGAATGAAACCACACAATCCGACCGCGCCAAAGCGTGGTTTTTTTTCGCGCCTGTTCCGGCGCAGCGGCCAAAACCAGCCTGCCCGGCGCGAACGCCATTATGCGGCGGTGCGGCCGAACGGCCCCTTGTCCGATGTGCGGCTGAATAATGCCGCCGCCGATGCGCTGGCGCGTTCCGACCTCGACCGGCTGCGCTCGCTCTCACGCAAACAGGCGCGTGATAACGACTATATGCTGCGTTTCCTGCAGATGGTGGGCAACCACGTGGTGGGACGGGACGGCTTTTCGCTGCAGATGCAGGTGCAGCTGGACAACGGATCGGCGATGGACAACCAAGCCAACCGCGCGATCGAAGAGGCATTTGCCGCTTGGGCGCGGCGCGGTGTGTGCGAGGTGAGCGGGTTGTACTCGTTTACCGACCTGCAACGGCTGATGGTGCGCAGCGTGGCGCGCGACGGCGAAGTGCTGGTGCGCCATGTGTACGGCTCCGACAACGGGCACGGCTACGCCCTGCAGCTGTTGGATATCGACCGGCTGGATACCCAGCTCAACCGCGATAAGCAAAACGGCAAAAACGCTATCCGCATGGGGGTGGAGATTAACGACTGGGGGCGTCCGGTGGCTTATTGGCTGCGGCGGCAACACCCGGGCGATTACACCGTGGCTACCGCACTATTGGATAACGAGCGGATACCGGCGGCGGAAATCAGCCACCTGTATCTGCACGACCGCCCGGAACAGCGGCGCGGTTTCCCGTGGACGACCTCGGCGCTGATCAGCCTGCACAACCTTGGCGGCTACCAAGAGGCGGCGATTATCGCGGCGCGGGTGGGCGCTTCCAAAATGGGTTTTTTCCAGCAAAAAGAGGACATCGACAGCTTCCAAAACCCGATTGACGGCCAGGCGGTGGACAACGGGCACGGCGGGCAGGACATCATCGACTATGCCGACCCCGGCACTTTCCACAGCCTGCCCAACGGCTACGAGTTTGTGCCGTTCAACCCGGACTACCCGCACGCCAACTACGATTCGTTCGTCAAAACCTGCCTGCGCAGCGTGGCGGGCGGTTTGGGCGTGAGCTACCACAATCTGGCCAACGATTTGGAGGGGGTTAATTTCTCCAGCATCCGCAGCGGGGTGTTGGAGGAGCGCGACCAGTGGATGGCGCTGCAAAACTGGTACATCGACAGCTTTTTATGCGACGTGTTCGAACGCTGGCTGGCGGGTGCCCTGCTGTCCGGCGTGATTACCTCGCCAAATGGCGAGCCGCTGCCCGCCGCCAAGCTGGACAAGTTTAAACGCTACCGCTGGCAAGGCCGCCGCTGGGCATGGGTTGACCCGCTCAAGGACATCCAATCGCAAGAGGCCGCTATCGCGCTGCGCGTTAAATCGCGGCGGGCGGTGTGCGACGAGCTGGGGGTAGATTTTGACGAGACCTTGCAGCAAATCCAGCAGGAAACGGATTTGCTGCGGCAGATGGGCTTAAGCGAAACGCCGCCGACCCAACCGGCGGCCAACGATGAGGATAAAGGCGATGAGCAAAACAACCGGGACTAACTCCCGCGCGCCCGATACGGCGCAGATGCAACAGCTGCAGCGCAGCATGAGTTTTGAGCGGCAGACGGTGGATGCGGACAAACGCACGGTGGAAGTGGCGTTTTCCAGCGAGGAGCCGGTGCAGCGCTGGTTTGGCGAGGAAATTTTGAGCCATGGACCGGGCGCTTGTGATTTAAGCCGGCTCAACGGCGGCGCGGCGGTGTTGTTTAACCATGATTGGGATGACCAAATCGGCGTAGTGGAGCGGGCGTGGGTGGATGCGGACAAAAAAGGCCGCGCCCTAGTGCGCTTCGGCAATTCCGCCAAGGCGCAGGAAAAGTTCGGAGATGTGCAGGACGGCATCCTGCGGCACATCTCGGTGGGCTACCAAATCCGCGCCCTGAATTGTGAAAACCCTGATGCCAAAGCCGATGAGGAGCCGCGCTACCGCGCCACCGACTGGCTGCCGTATGAAATCTCGTTTGTAACCGTGCCGGCCGATACCTCGGTGGGGGTGGGGCGCACGTTACCCGAACCGCCGCAGACGGCCTCTGCACAACCTGAAAACTCCGATAAAGGAAAGCGTAATATGAACCAAGAAAACGAAAACACCGTGCCGGCCGTTGCTGCCGGTGCATCTGCCGCCACCGGCGCTGCCGAACGCGGCGCTCAAGACGAGCGCAAACGCGTGGCCGAATTGCTGGCCATCGGCCGCGCCTATGCCGCACACGGCGGCATCGAAGCCGCCGAACAGGTGATTAAGGACGGCGGCAATGAAGCACAGCTGCGTGCCGCGATTATGGAGAAAATGCGCACCCAGCCCACCGCTACGGCAAACGACATCGGCATGAGCGATAACGAGCAGCGCGAATACAGCCTGCTGCGCGCCATGAACGCCGCCGCGACCGGCAAATGGGACGAGGCCGGGCTGGAACACGAAGTATCCGAAGCCATCGGCAAACAACAGGGGCGCACCGCCACCGGCTTTTTTATCCCCACCGACTTACTGGCCGCCGCCGGCAGCCGTGCTTACAGCAAGGGTACGCCTGCCAACGGCGGCTATACCGTAGCCAACGATTTGCGCCCGGATTTGTTTATCGATTTGTTGCGCAACCGTTTGGCGGTGGCCCAGCTGGGCGCTACCGTGCTGGACGGCTTGGTGGGCGACATCACCATCCCGAAACAGCTCACCGGCAACAGCGTAAGCTGGGTGGATGAAAACGGCGAAGATTCCGGCAGCAACGCCACCTTCGGCCAAATCGCGCTGAAACCGAAAACCGTTACCGCCAACACCGAATTAAGCCGCCGCTTTATGCTGCAAAGTTCGCTATCCGCCGAACAGTTCGCGCGCAACGAGCTGATTAACGCGATGATGCTCGGCATCGACTTGGCGGCCATTACCGGCAGCGGCAGCAACAACCAGCCTACCGGCATTTTGAATACGACCGGCATCGGCGCGGTAGCCATCGGCACCAACGGCGGCGAGCTGGAATGGAAACACATTGTGGCGCTGGAAACCGCGATTGCCGCAGAAAATGCCGATTTGGGCAATCTGGCCTACCTCACCAACACCAAGGTACGCGGCCACCTGAAAACCAAGCTCAAGGCCGCCAACGTGCCGGGCTACATTTGGCAGGACGGCGACACCCCGCTCAACGGCTACCGCTGCGCGGTGTCCAACCAAGTGCCGAGCAACCTTACCAAGGGCACGGCCACCAAATGCTCCCCGCTGCTGTTTGGCAACTGGGCGGACTTGCTGATTGCCCACTGGGGCGTGCTGGACGTGATTGTCGACCCGTACACCCAGAGCAAAAAAGGCGCGTTGGTGATTACCGTGCTGCAGGATGTGGATATTGCGGTGCGCCACGCCGAATCCTTTGCCGCCATTAAGGACGTGGTGGTTTAACCCAGCAACAGGCTACCTGAAAAATTCAGGTAGCCTGAATTTTAGGAGGCCATGATGCCCGAGCAAAAAACACTATTGATTATGGCGCTGCGCAGCCTGTTTGTCGGCTCGCAGTTTGTGGCAGCGGATGAGGCGGCAGAAGTGCCGGAAACCGAAGCCCGTGAACTGATCCGCAACGGCTGGGCGGTGGAAACCGAACCGGAAGAAACCGATCCGGGCAAACCGAAGCGCGGCGGCAAGAGAAAGGATGCCACCCAGCCGCCGCCTGTTGTCCCGCCTGCCCCGCCTAGCGGAGAAGGTGAAGGCAATAGCGAAACCGCGCCGCCGGCAGGTAGCGGCGAACAACAGCCGAACGGCGAAAGCAACCCATCAGCTAACAGCGATAACGGGGAGCAGCCGCCGGTAGGCAGCGGTGAGCCGAATGTTTAACGAGCCGCTGGCGGTATTTGTGAACCCTGCCGATTTTGGCGAAACCGCGCTGCTCGACGGGCAGCCGGTGCGCTGCATTTTCGACCGCGAATACGCCGCCGACAACGGCTACGGCATCTCGGCGGGCAATGCCGACCCGTATTTAATCTGCCTTTCCGCTGAGCTGCCGGACACGGTGGCGGAAGCGGAAATACAGGTGCGGGGCATTGCCTACCGGGTCGCCGAAGTGCAGGCGGACGGCACCGGCATCACCGTTTTACAGTTGAGGGCGAAAAATGAGCCGGCACCAACTTACTGACATCCGCGCCGCCGCCGTGGCGCTGCTGGGGACTAAGTTTAGACGGGTGTATCCCTATCGTTGGGTGGCGCCCGCGCAAAACAAACTGCCGTGCGTGGTGGTATCGGTGGCATCCCGCAGCAGCAGCGTATTTAACGCCGCGCCGCTGGAACTGCGGCACGAAGCGCAGCTGGCCGTTACCTGTATTGTACAGGGCAACGAAAAAACCGAAGACGTGGCGGAGGAAATGACCGCGCTGGCGGAAAAACTGTTTTATGCCAACCCCACGCTCGGCGGCGAGCTGGGCGAGGATTTGCTGCCGCTGTCGCTCACCATCGAGGCCGAAGACCAAGGCGAATACGTGAGCGTGTTTTACACCCAGCTGTGGCAGGCGGTGTGGTATGAGCAGGCCGGCGATTATGTGGGCGATGAAAACCACCACCCGCAGGCGCATATCGGCCCGCCGCTGCTCACCGATGCGCAGCTGGCTACGCACTGGCAACTGTATGGCAGCAATCCCGAGATTGATGCCGAAGACAACATCCCGAAAAGCTGAAAGGGGCTTTTATGACTACGTTTTATGTGCGACCGGTTGGTGATTACCTAATCACCGATCCGGTCACCGGCGAGCCGCTGCCGAAAGACGGCGCGCAGGTGGAGAAAAACAACTACTGGCTGCGCCGCCTGAATGCGGGCGAAGTAGAGGCAGTGGCCGGCAAAGACAAAGAGGCTAACAAATGACGATTGCATTTAATGAGATTCCCGGCACCCTGCGCGCGCCGGGCAGCCGCACCGAATTTAACAACGAGCTGGCCAAAAAAGGCGCAAATATCAAGCCTTATCGCGCCTTGCTAATTGCACCGGCTACTGGCGGCAGCGCGGAAGCAGGCAAGGCCGTGCCGATTACCCGCCTGGAGCAGGCTGCCGGTATGTTTGGTGCGGGCAGCCTGATGTATTGGGCGGCCAAAGGCTGGTTTGACAACAAAGGCGGCGACATCGAAACCTTCGCCCTGCCTTTAGCCAACACCTCCGGCTCGGCGGCCAGCGGCAAAATCCAAATTGCCGGTACGGTGCAGGATGGCGGCGTGGTGTATCTCTACGTCGGCGGACAGGCAGTCAAGCTGGCGGTCAAAGCCAATGATGGCGCTGCTGCCGTGGCTACCGCGCTGGCTGCCGCCGTGAATGCCGCCGCCGATTTGCCGGTGAGTGCGCAGGCAGATGCCGGTGCAGTAACGCTGACGGCCAAAAACAAGGGCTTGCCCGGCAATGAGATTGATCTGCGGCTCAACTATTATCCGCGCGACGAGCAAACGCCAACCGGCCTCACTATTTCCATCACTGCAATGGCCGGCGGCGCGGGCACGCCGGATTTGGCAGCCGCCTTGGCCGGGCTGGGTGATAAACAGTTCGACGTAATGGTGATGCCGTTTACCGATGCCGCCAGCCTGAAGGCAGTGGAAGACGAATTGGCTTCCCGTTGGGGGCCGATGCGCGCCATCGGCGGTTTGGTGTTTGTCGCCAAAGCCGACAACTACGCCGGGCTCACCACGCTGGGCAACGGGCGCAACAGCCCCTTTTCGGTAATCGGCGGTTTGCCCGGCGTGCCGAATTTGCCGGTGCAGCTGGCTGCAGCGACTGCCGCACAGGCCGCGTTTGCCGCGCAAAACGACCCGGCACGCCCGTTCCAAACTTTGGAACTAAAAGGCATCCTGCCGCCCGCCGACAGCGCCCAGCTTACCCTGCAGGAGCGCAACCTGCTGCTGTATAACGGCATCTCCACCTACCGCACCAATGCGGGCGGTGCGGTGATGATCGATATGCTGATCAGCACCTACAAAGTGGGCAAACTGGGTCAGGCCGATGAGAGCTATCTGCTGATTAACACGGTGTGGACATTGAGCTATCTGCGCTACGACTGGGACACCTACATTCAGCAAAAATACCCACGGCACAAGCTGGCGGATGACGGCAACAAATTCCCGTCCGGGCAGCCGATTATGACCCCTTCCGGCATGAAGGCCGAAATGGTGGCGCGGGCGCAGATTTGGCAGGCGCTGGGCTTGGTGGAAAACATCGACCAGTTCACCGCCGACAGCTACGCCGAACGCAACATCGGCAACCCAACCCGCCTCGACACATTCATGGTGCCGGACTTGGTTAATCCGTGGATTATCACCGGCAACGTGATTGCGTTTATTGTTTAACCCCTAACGCCCCGCAGGCTGCCTGAAAGCCTGCGGGGTTTGGAGCAAATATCATGGCAAAATCAAACCGCCGTGCTGGCGTGATTTTTTTCAAAGTCAATGGCAACCAGCTGGATGCCAAAGGCAACTTTACCTACAACTTAGGCAAAGGCAAGCGGGAGGCGATTATCGGCGCGGACGGCGTGCACGGTTACAAAGAGACCCCGCAAACGCCGTTTATCGAGGGCGAAATCACCGACCGCCCCGATTTGAAACTGGCCGATTTAACCAGCATCGACAATGCCACCGTTACCCTGCAACTGGCCAGCGGCAAAACCGTGGTGCTTTCCGATGCCTGGTATGCCGGCGAGGGCACGGGCAACACAGAAGAGGCCAATATCGGCGTGCGCTTTGAGAGCAAATACGAAGCGCAGGAAATCTAAAGGAAAACAAGCAAATGGATAAACTTATTATTCAGTTGAGCAGCCCGATCCAGTTCGGGCGCGAAGAAATCAGCGAACTGGACATCCGCCGCCCGACCGGCCGTGATTTGATGGGCTTGGAGATTAAATTCAGCCCGGACAGCCTGATTTTGGATGCCAAAACCCTGTTTGCGCTGGTGGGTAAACTGACCAACATCCCGCCTAACGTGCTGGCGCAGATGGATAGCGCAGATGCCTTTGTGTTGAGCGCGGAGATGCAGGGTTTTTTGCTGTCTGGCCGCCAGACTGGGCAGACTACGCCGCAGTAGTGGCCTATACCTTCAAGGGCAGCGCCGGCGATGTGCTGGATTTGGACATCGAGGAGCTGCAATGGTGGTATGAGCGGGCGGGCTGGATTCGGGAACAGCTGGAAGAGTAAGGCTACCTGAAAGCGGTTTCAGGTAGCCTGATGGTTTAGCCGGTGATGACGCGGCTGATGAGGTTATGCAGCTTGCCCACTTCGTTCAACACCCAATTCAAGGTGTTTTCGGAGATGCCGGGCAGCTCGTTGTAATCGCGCTTGCGCTCGTAGGCTTCGATCAGCACCTCGTGCAGCAGGGAAACCATAAACAGCCCGCCCCTGGTGCGGCGCTCGTATTCGCCGCGCTCCATTTTGGCGTATTCGAAATCAGCCAGGATGGCATCGAGCATCTCGCCGCCGTTTCCCGCCGCGAGCCAGCGGAAATGATGCTGCAGTTCGTCGCTGCCGCTGCGGCTTTCGGCCTGCCCTGCCACCATCGGCAGCCCGGCGGCGGTTTGCGTTTTGCGGTGCAGCCGCCGGATCATGCCAACCAGTTCGTGATAGGTGGCCTCATGCGGCAGCTTGCCGAAGGTGTCGATAAAGAAGCGCTCCACGTTGCCGTCGCACCAGTTGTGGATTTCCTTTAAGCGGTCGCACAGCATGAGCAGCACCTGTTGCAGTTCTTCGCGGGTGGGCAGTTCGGTCACCACGGCGGGCAACGCCACGGCGGGCGGCTGCTTGGGCTGCATAAAATGGGCGGCGAGCACTTGGAAGCATTCGCGCTGGTATTGCAGCAGGCGCTCGCGGATTTGCGGTTTCACGCGGCGGGCATCGACGCCGAACAGCCAGCCGTTGAGGTATTCCAGCGGCAGGCAGAGGGTTTCTTGTTTGCCACCGTTTGAAGGTGCGGTCATCATGACCGTACCTTGCGCCATGATGCTGTTCCGCATAATGCGTTTACGTTGTGCATCCCAATCCAAGCCGATATTTTCACAAATCGGCTTCATGGCAACGTAGTGCTGGTGGTTTTGGGTGAAGACGGGGATGGTTTGACCGTGGAACGGGATTGATTGGGGATAAGCCATGATAGTTTCCTTGAGTAATTTTCGAAGTTGCCCGAAACGGGCGGCCGCGAGGTTCGAAAACCTAACTCAAGAAGGCCGGCGTTATTCCCTGCCAAAGCAGGTATTGTATTCCGCGCCCTCGCGGCCATAGGAAACTTGGCTGTAACAAATCAACAACACAGGAGCCGTGAATCTTATGGACGTAAAAATATCGCGGTAACGGTGCGATGCCGTTGAGTTAGAGGTTTTCGACGCCTCGTGGGCGGGAATATAGCGCCGCTGGCGGTGCGGAGTCAAGCGCCCGGCAGTAAAATGTTTCCCTTTTTAAGGGGGCAGTTATGGCAAAAGATGCGGCGCACGAAGAGTTCGTAATAGATGAAGTAGCTTTAACCCGGTTTTATGATCGGAAGCTGCCGCAAATCCTGCCGCTCGAATTGGCTGCCCGGATTTTGTATCAGGATACTACCTTTACCCGTAATCACTACGATATTGCGATACGCCGTTTTACTCAAGACCGCCGTATCGGTGGGGTGGAGGCATGGTGTGGCACGCCGCCTATGCGGCGCGGATTTGCCTATCTATGGATAAGGGATTTTATCAATCTCGCCACAGGGGAAGTAATCGAACCGCGCGATATTCCTTATTATTTATTTGATTTATATATACAAACTATAAAAGATTAGCTACAGGCCGCCTGATATTCGGGCGGCTTTTTTATGGGGTAGCAAAATGTCTAGAGCAAAAACCGAAATCGAAGTAACCGTACAAGACCGAGCCAGCCGCGCCTTGCGCACCATCCGCGAACGCTTGGGCACGTTAAATAACGGGCGCGTGGGGCGGGCGATGGCGCAGGTGGCGCGGGCTACCGATCAGGCCACATCCACCCTGAAGCATTATGCGGCGGCCGGTGCGGTGCTGGCGGCGGGTAGTGCGCTTATGGTTAAAGGGGTGGTGGATACCGCCAGCGAATTTGAGCGCTACCGTAGCGTGCTGGAAACCATCGAAGGCAGCAGTGAAAAAGCCAGGCAGTCGATGGCGTGGGTAAGCGAGTTCGCAACGAAAACGCCATACGAATTGAGCGAAGTGAACGAAGCCTTTGTGAAGCTGAAATCCTACGGCCTCGACCCGATTAAAGACGGGCTGCTGACCACACTGGGCGATACTGCTGCCGGTATGGGCAAGCCGCTGATGCAGACGGTGGAGGCGATTGCCGACGCCATGACCGGGCAAAACGAGCGCCTGAAAGATTTTGGGATTAAAGCCTCGGCGCAGGGCAACCGCATCATCTACGAATACACCGACAAAAGCGGCCGCCAGATGCGGGCAATGGCAGACAAGAATAACCGCGAACAAATCCGCGCCACCCTGCAGACCATCTGGAACGAAAAATACGGCGGGGCGATGGATAAGTTGTCAGGCACATTTGCTGGCATGATGTCCAACCTCTCGGACAACTGGGAGCGCTTTAAGCTGATGATTGCCGATTCTGGCGTATTCGACTATCTAAAAAACAAACTAAGCGGCCTGTTGGAAAAAATCGATGCGATGGCGAAGGACGGCAGCCTGCAGAAACTGGCCGAAACCATCGGCAAAAACTTGGTAACCGCGTTTGAAAAAGCCTGGGCGTTCGGCACCAAGCTATACGATAAATTCAACGAAATCAACGATTACTTAGGCGGTTTTGGCAATACGATGCTGGTTGTGGCAACCATTTTAGCTATGCCGCTGGTGGCGGCGTTTGTGAATGTGGTGTGGGCGGTGGGCTCGCTGGCGGTGGCTTTAATCGGCGCGCTGCCGGCGATTTGGGGTTTTACCGCTGCGCTGTTGGCGAATCCGCTCACGTGGATTATCGGGCTGGTGGTGGCGTTTGCCGGTTTGGTGTATGTGATATGGCGCAACTGGGACGGCATCGGCGCCTATTTCAGCCGATTGTGGGATGAGGTGTCGGGCGCGTTTGCCGAGGCGTGGGAACTGATTAAGGAGCTGTGTGCTTCGGCGTTTGAGGCGCTTGGCAACTTATTTCTCAATTTTACGCCGGTGGGCTGGATGATCCAGTCGATGACAGCAGTGTGGGGCTACCTGAAAGGGGTATGGCCGCAAATCCGGCAAACCTTTGTTGCCGCGCTCTCCGCTATTGGCGGGGTGTTGTCCGGCTTCTCGCCGCTCAACCTGATGCGCGGCGGCTTTGAAGCGCTGAAAGGCTATATTGCCGGGGTGTGGGACTGGATACGCGAAAAGCTGCAGTGGGCATTGGATAAACTGGAATCACTGGGCAACACCGCACGTTCGGTGTTCGGCGGCGGCGATGGCGCGGCGGCGCCGGCGGCCTTCTCCGGCAAACCGGCGGCGGCGCTGCCCGGTCGCGGCGGCGGCTTGGGCAAGGTGGCGGTACACATCGACCACAGCAATGTGCCGCGCGGCACACGGATGCAGGCTCGAGCCAGCAACGGCGTGCAGTTGAGCACCAAGCAAGGCTACAGCCTGGCAACTTAGGAGTAAAAAAATGGCGTGGAAAGACAGGCTGCGGCCGGCCTCGTTCAGGCAGGCGGCATTCGGTGTGGAGGCGCACAGCAGCGAACAGGGACGGCGGGTAGTGGTGCACGAATATCCCGGCCGTGATAAGCCCTACGTGGAAGACCTCGGCGCGAAGGCGCGGGGCTTTACGCTGCGCGGCTTTGTAGTGGGCAAGGACTACCAGCAGGCGCGTGATGCGCTGCTGGATGCGGCCAACGCACCCGGGCCCGGCCAGTTGGTGCACCCGTATTTCGGCGCGCTGCGGGTGGTATGCACGGCGGTAAGCGTGAGCGAGAGCGGCGAAGCCGGCGGCATGGCGGTATTTGATTTAACCTTCGTGGAGGCGGGCGAGAGCCGCTATCCGGTGGCGGAGGCCGACCCGGCAGGCAGCCTGTTGGACGCGGCGGATACGCTGGACGGGCAGCTGGCCGAAGCCTTCGGCAAGTGGTTTGATTTGGACGGCCTGCCGGATTTTTTAAGCCGCGACAATCTGCAGGCGCTCACCGAGCGCATTCAGCGGCTGTCCACGGTGGGCGGCCTGCTGGATTTGTCCAAACAATCGCCGTTTTTGCGGCAAGTGCGGCAGTTGTTGGATGCGGTGGGCGAGCTATCGGCTGCTCCGGCGGTGTTGGGCAGCCGCATCATCGGGCTGTTTACCTATTTAACCGGCAGCTTCGGCCAGCCTTTGGGCGGCATCATGGGGCTGGCGCGGGCATTTCGCGGTGGGAAGCGCGAAGTATCGCGCGGGCTGCCGCCCAACCCCACGCCGTATCAGCGCGCCGAATCCAACCGGCAGGCGGTTCAGGTGTTGTTTGAGGCTGCGGCGCTGAATGCGGCGGCGGCTACGGCAGTGGTACGGCCGGATGACATCACCATCGAGCTGCCGCAGCCGGGCGGTAATTTCGGCAGTGGCGGCAATCAGCAGCCCAGCCGCATTGCCCCCAAAGCCGCAGCCACCCCGCTGTTTGAATCGCTGGATGAAGCCGTGGCGCTGCGCCGCCTGCTGTTGGCGTGGTTGGATGAGCTCGCGCCGCAGCTGCCGGATTCGGCGTTTTCGGCGGCGCAGGATTTGCGTGCTGCCATCGTGCAGGCTTTGCCGGATACGGAAAACGAACTGCCGCGCCTAGTGGATTACACCCCGCAGCGCCCGCTGCCGGTGGTGGTATTGGCTTATCGCTTGCACGGGGATGCGCGGCGCAGCAGCGAGATTTTGCGGCATAACCCAGTCGCGCATCCTGGTTTTATGCCGGTGCGCCCACTGCGGGTGTTGTCGGATTAAGGAGCAGTAAATGGCTATCGAGCTGTTGGTAAACGGCGTTTTGTACGGTGGCTGGACGAGCGTATCCATCAGCCGCAGTATCGGCACCGCCGCCGGCGCATTTAACATCGAGTGCACCGAAAACGTGGGCGGCGAGGCAATACATTGGCCGATCCGCCCGAACGACGAGTGCGAAGTTCGGGTAGCTGGGCAGGTGGTGATTAAGGGTTATATCGACAAAACCACGCTCGATGTATCGGACAGCAGCCACAGCATTGCCGTGGCCGGACGGGATAAAACCGGTGATTTGGTGGATTGCGCCGCCGCCGTGAAGCAATGGCGTAACGTGTCGATTTTGGACTTGGCTAAAGAGCTGTGCGCGCCGTTTGGTATCGAGGTGATATTGGAGACCGAGCCGGGCAAGCCTCTGGCGGTGTTTAAAACCGAGCCGGGCGAAACGGTATTTAAAGCCTTGGAGCGGGCGGCGAAAATCGCCGGTATTTTGCTGGTACAGGCACGCGGCGCATTGGTTTTGACCCACGCCGGGGCGCAGCAGGCGGCTACGCCGCTGGTTTTGGGCGGCAACATCAAATCTGGCACGGCCGATTACGATTATTCGGAGCGGTTTTCGGAATACACCATCACCGGCCAGCGGGCGGGCAAAGACAACGACCACGGCAAGGCGGCGGCCCATGTGCGCTCGGCGGTGCGCGACGAGGCCATCAAGCGCCACCGCCCGTTTGCAAAATCCGCCGACGGGCAGGCTACGCCCGAGATGGCGCGGCGGCAGGCGGAATGGGAAAAGCAGGTGCGCGAAGCAAAAAGCACCCAGCTATCCTGCACGGTGGCAGGCTGGACGCAGCACGATGGCGCGCTGTGGGACATCAACCAACGGGCACAAGTGGAAGCGGCTACGCTGGCAGTACAGGGCGAATTGCTGATTTCGGCGGTCGAGTACGGCTACGATGATTCGGGCGAGATAACCAAAATCGAGCTAATCCGCCCGGAAGCGCTGCTGCCATCGCCCGAAGCAGCGGAAAAAGCCAACCGCAACACCGCCGCCAAACCGGCTGTCGGCAAAGGCCGCCAACGCGGCGGCAAGCGTGCTCGGCAGGGCAAGGGGCAAAACGCGGTATCCGGCGATGTGCTGGTGATCAAACCCGATGCGCAAGGCAATTACAAACCCGGAAACTTTGAAAGAGGAAAATCATAATGCAGGCGCTGAAAAACATGATCGGCAGGGCGATTTTAAATTTAATCAACGATGCTGCCGCCACGCAAACCGTTACCCTGGAGGCGCAGGCGGGCGATGTGCACGACGAGGTGGAGCTGTTTCAGCCATTCGGTTTTTCGGCGCATCCGCCGGTGGGCAGCGAGGCGGTGGTGGTATTTGTGGCGGGAAACCACGACCACCCGATTGCCTTGTGCGCCGAGCACAAGGGCACGCGCCGCAATAATCTGGCCGAGGGTGAGGCGGCGGTTTACAACCTATGGGGGCACCACATCACGCTGTACAAAGACAAATGCGTGATAGAGACCCCGGTGTTTGAGGTTAATGCCAAAACATCAGCCACCATCAAAGCGCCGAAAATTACGCTGGACGGCGAAGTAAACGGCACTAAATCGGCGGTGTTTGCCGAAGACGTGAAAGACCAAGGCGGGCGCTTTAGCATGGGTTGGATGCGTGCGCTGTTTAACCGCCACACCCATCACGAAAACGACGGCGGCGGCAATACCGACCAGCCGAACGAGCAAATGGAGTAAGCACTATGCTGGGACTGATGCCTCAAGCAGACGGCGGCAGCCGCCTGTTGTTTGCCGAGGTGGATTGGCTTAAATCGGCAGTATGGATGAGCCTGGGCACCGACCGCCGCGCCGAAAACGACGATGTACTGCCCAGCGGCGACGGAGACAAGCGCGGCTGGTGGGGTGATAGTTTCCGCCAGCGCTGTATCGGCTCGCGGTTGTGGCTGCTGGAACGGCAGAAAATTACTGCCGACACCTTACTGCGGGCGGAGGAATATGCCGCCGAGGCGCTCGCCTGGCTCACGGAAAAGAAAATCGCGGCGGCAGTGCGGGTGCGGGCGGAAAGGCACACGCTCACTTGCGCGATGTTGTATATCGAAATCGAAAAAGACGGCGGAGAAATCCGCCGTTTTGATTATTTGTGGAGCGTAAATCATGGCGTTTGAACGACCAAGCCTGCCGGAATTGTGCCGACGGGTGGAATTGGACATCAGCAGCCGCCTCTCGCCCTACCCGCATCCGCAGGAAGGTGATGTGGCGGCAGTATTCGGCGCAGCTTTGGGGGCGGCGTCGCACCTTTTGCACGGGCATTTGGATTGGATTGCTCAACAGATGCTGCCAATCACGGCTGCAGGCGATGAGCTCGACCGCCACGCCCGCACCTGGCTTACCGTGCCGCGCAAGCCCGCCGCGTTTGCCAGCGGGCAGGCCACTGTGTCCGGCAGCCTGCCTTTGGTGGGCGATGAGCTGCGGCGCGAAGACGGCGTGCGCTATTCGGTGGGTGCGGTGGCCGGCAATACAGTGCAGCTGGATGCGTTGGAGCCGGGCCCGGCAGGCAACGCCAGCGCGGGGTCGGTGTTGCGCTACAGCGGCGGCACGGCCACGGTGGATAGTGGCGGGCTCACCGGCGGTGCGGTGGCAGAAAGCGACGAAGAGCTGCGCGAACGTTTGCTGCAGCGCATCCGCAACCCGCCGATGGGCGGCAGTGTGGCCGACTATATCCGCTGGTCGCTCGAGGTGCCGGGTATTGCTCGCGCTTGGGTTAAACCAAACAGCGGCGAGATTAACCACGTGGTGGTGTATGTGGCAGGCGGCGACAACATCGTGCCAAACAGTACGCTGCTGGATGCGGTACGGCAGCATTTAGAGCTGCTGCGCCCGGTAACGGCGCGGGTGTCGGTTGTTGCGCCGCGCCTGAAAACCGTGGCGCACCGCATCAAAGTGTATCCCGATACCGCCGCCGTGCGACAGGCGGTGGAAAACTCGCTACGCCTGTTTTATCGGCGCGAAGCCTCGCTGGGCTCGGTTATCCGCATCTCGCGCATCAGTGAGGCGGTTAGTTTGGCGGCGGGCGAAACGCACCATATGTTGCTTGCACCCACAGCGGATGTGGTGTGTGAGCAAGACGAAATCGCGGTGCTGGGAGGTATCTCGTGGACTTAAGCATCAGGCAGGCTGCCTACCGCAGCCAACTTACTGCGTTGCTGCCAACCGGCCGCGCCTGGGCAACCGAATCCGACCCGGCGCTGGCTGATTTTATCGCGGCGCTGGCATTAGAGCTGGCCCGTATTGAGCAACGCGCCACCGAACTGCTGGCGGAAGCCACGCCATACGGCGCATACGAAACATTGCCGGAGTGGGAAGCTACTGCCGGGCTGCCGGATGAATGCAGCGCAGCGGCAGCCGGAGATATTCAGGCGCGGCGCATGGCGCTGGTGGCGCGGCTGGCAGGCGGCGGGGCGCAAAGCAAGGCGTTTTATTTGCACCTGTTGCGCGTATCGGGCCAGCCGCAGGCGGAAATCACCGAGTTTTTCCCGGCCACCTGCAATGATGACTGCAATGCCGCGTTGTACTCCGACAACGACAGTTATTGTTGGGCGGTATCGCTGCGCGGCAGCGGAGACCACCGACCGGCCAACTGCAACGATGATTGCAACAGCCCGCTGCAGCTGTATCAAAGCAGCGCTATTGAGTGCGTGCTCAACAGGCTTAAACCGGCGCACACTTATCTGATTTTTAAATATGTTTAGGAGCGATTGATTATGCAGCGGATTTCCACTTCTTCCGCCGTAGCCGACTTATTCGGCAGCGGCAAATCCGGCTTTAGAAACGGCGATTTGCCGCGCGGCGTGCTGCCTACGGCGTTTAACGCAGAATGGTGCAACCATGTGCAGGAGGAGATTTGTAATGTGATTGAGGGCGCGGGTGTGGCGCTTAATCCAGATAAGCGCGACCAGCTGCTTGCCGCCCTGAAAAAACTAATCGACGAGCAGGCCGGCGGCAAAGGCTTGCCCGTAGGCGCAGTGGTTGGTTTCCCCCGCGCCGTTACCAACCCAGAAGGTTTTTTAAAGGCCGACGGCAGCACCTTTAATCAGGCGACCTACCCTGATTTGTATAAAGCGCAGGGCAACAGCAATAAACTGCCCAAGCTCAACCGCTCAGACGTCGGCATGACCGCCTATTTCCCGGTTGCAGACATCCCGGAAGGCTGGATTAAGTACGACGAGATTGCTACCAAGGTAACGCAGTCCGCTTATCCCGAACTCTACCGCAAGCTGGTGGCGCAGTACGGCTCAATCGATGCGGTGCCCAAGGCCGAAGACCGCTTTATCCGCAACGCATCAGGTAGCCTCACGGTCGGTACGCATCAGAGCGACACCATCCGCAACATTACGGGTGGAATCGAAGCCTTATACGGCGGCTATCGGTATACGATATACACCAAGGCCGACGGGGCGTTCACGATGGACTTGGACGACGGTGCAAATGCGACATTTAGCAGCTCGAAAGGCGATAGCGACCACAATAACCGCAAAAAACGGGTGGTGTTTGATGCCAGCCGCTCAGTGCCGACCGCCGACGAGGTACGCCCTAAAGCCATTGCGATGGTGCTGTGCATCAAGGCCAAAGACAGCTTAGACGATGTGGCGTATTGGATTAAGGCGTTTGGAAAAATAACGAACGCCGGCACGCTGGATGCAGCCACGCTGGCGGCAGATATACAGCGCAAGGCCAACCGCGATGAGGTAGCTCCAAAAGCCCACACCCACCGCGCCGCTGACATCCCCGACTTTGCACAAGCAGTCGGTAACCTGTTTGCTGCTCAAAAAGCCGTATCAGGCTACCAAAAAATGGCAGACGGGATAATTTTTGAATGGGGCTCGCTGCAAGTACCGGACGACGGCTTTTTGCCGGTGGTGTTTCCGGTGGCGTTTCCGAATGCCTGCCTCAATGTGCAAGCCACTGTGATTTTTGAGAGTGCAGTTACCTACTCATACATACTGGCCGCCCATGCCGGCAAAATTACCAAAACCGGCTGCCACGTCGGCATATCTGAAAACGGTATAGTTGGCAGCAAAACCGTGCATTGGGTGGCCATTGGTTATTAACGGGAGCAAACATGACTATCTATTACTCAAAAACCAATCAGGCGTTTTACGACAGCGCCATCCACAGCATGCTACCTGAAGACGCAGTAGAGATTAGCCACGAGCAGCATGCTGCACTGCTCGCCGGGCAATCCAACGGGCAAGTCATCATGCCGGGCAAAGCCGGCAAGCCTGTATTGGCCGACCCCGCCCCCTGCCCATCCAGCACTTGGGATGGCAAGCAGTGGCACCTCGACCCCGAGTGCGCGGCCAAACTGAAAGCCGAACAGCAAAAGGAAGTTTGGGAGCGCATCAAGGACAAGAGGTATGACAACTTAAGGCGTGGGGTGTACGCCAAATCGGTTGGAAAGTGGTTTCAAACCGACGACGCCACGCGCCTGCAATATCTGGCGCTGGCACTGGAAAGCGTAACGGGCGGCTTTAAAAAGCCCATCAACTGGAAAACGATGGATAACAGCTTTTTGATGCTCACCCCAGAGCTGCTGCGCGAAATCATGCAGACCATGCACGATGATGAGGAGGCGGATTTTATCAATGCTGAGAAGCATAAAGCAGCTATGCTCAAAGCCGAAAACCCACTGAAATACGACTACAGCGATGGCTGGACGGCAAACTTTGATGAGCAGCCCGCTGCCGAGCTTGAGGAGGCTGCCAAATGAGCCAACGCCCAATTTATCTCGCCTTGTACAAAGGCCGCCGCGACGGCAGCGGATGGCGCGTGTGGTGTGCTAGGGTGACCGACTGGCTCACGCGCGTTTTAACCCGTGGGCAGTACAGCCACTGCGAAATCGCCATGAGGCTACCTGAAAACGATGAAACCGGCGCGGCGCTGTATGACTGCTACTCCGCCAGCATCCGCGACGGCGGGGTGCGCTGGAAACGTATGCCGCTGCCGGCGGAGAAGTGGGATTTAATCGATATGACGGCCGATCCGCTGATATTCCCCATGTTTTTTTCGGTGTGGGAATTTACGAAAGGGCAGCCCTACGACCTGACGGGTGCGTTCGGCGTGGTGTTCAATTTCCAGCAAAACCCGCGCCGCTGGTTTTGTTCGGAGTGGTGCGCGGGCGTACTGGGTCTGGGCGAGCCGTGGCGGTTTTCGCCTAACGACTTGGCCGCGATTTATCAAAACAGTAAAGCAGAGCTTTTGAGGAGGCGAAAATGAGCATTCCACGACAAACATTATATAATCGTTTGATTTCATGCCGCTTTTGTCGATATACAAAGGCGGCTTTGTCTTGGCTGTGGAATCTGCGCTTTTTGCCGGATTCGGCGCGGCGTTGGGTGTTTGGCACGGGCACCCGGGCGCTGCAAATCGTCAATATCGGCTTTTTGCTGGTTTGGGCGTGGGTGTTTGGGGTAAACGGTTTTGGCACGCTGCCGCTGTGGACGGGATTAACCAAGCTGCCGCGCTGGTTTGTGGTGTCGCTGCTGTTGCTGTTAGCGCTGCTATCGGCTTGGTCGGTGTGGAGCAATAGCCGCCGCAGTCATGTGGTTGGGGTGGGGGCGCTACGGCTTACCCCGCTGATTTGGCTGCTGCTGGCGACCAGCTTTTGGGTGCGACCCACGCTGTCGGCGCAGGTGGTGGCCTACATCTTCGGCATTTGGAGTTTGGCGGTATGGCTGATGGGTGAACATTTGCAGGATGCGTTACGGGACGAGCAGGCCGCGCAGACGGCTAGAAAGAAGGAATCGTGAATGATTTGCTTGCGGGATTTTTTGCCAGTCAAACAATGTTGGCAGTGGTGGGCGCGTTTGTCGGCTCGTTTCGGGTAGCCATCAAAGCCAAAGATAAAAGCATGGCGGCCAAGTGCGGGGATTTAATCGCGGCGCTGTTTTTGTCTTTGGCGGTGGTGGACGACCTCACGCCCAAGGATATGCCGCGCTTGGCGCTGATGGTGGGGATAGTGGCCGGCACGATGTGCGATGTGCTGCTCGATTCGGCACGCGCTCTATCACCCAGTACGGCGGGCGGCATCTTAGATTTGGTGCTGGGTAAGCTGGGCTACCAGCGACAACCTTCCGCGCCGCCGGTGGTGGTTGTGGATGATGACGAGCCGCCACCGCCGCCGGAATAGTTTTGACGACCGCCGCCTCTGCCCGCTGTATCCGGGTACGCGGCGGTTATTACTTCAGGCTACCTGAAAACCAGTTATTAAGTAATCCTTTATAACTGGTATGAGGCTACCTGAAGCGCAAAAATTAAACCATTTTAAAACAATGGCATATATTTTTAATTAGGTGGATTTACACCTATTTGGCGCATTTTAAGGCTACCTGGAAAAATCAATGACTTACGTTTTGCCCGCCATTGCGCGGGCTTTTTGTTTGGAGGTGTGAAAAATGACGAAACAAACCGAATTGCCGTGGATTGCCAAAGGCAAAGGCTACCTGGGCTTGCGTGAGATACCGGGCCCGCAGCACAACCCGGAAATCCTGCGCTGGCTGGTGAAGTTTGGCGGCTACAACGGCGAAGATAAAGCATGGTGGAAAAACGACGAGGTGGCTTGGTGTGGGTGTTTTGTTGGTGTGTGCTTGGGCGAAGCTGATCGCTTTGTCGTGCCGCAATGGTATCGCGCGGGCGCGTGGGCGGATGAGCGCTACCTTACCCGCTTGAGCAAGCCGGCCTATGGCTGCGTGGCGGTCAAAAAACGCCCCAGCGGCAATCATGTGATGTTTATCGTGGGCAAAGACAAGCAAGGCCGCCTGATGGGGCTTGCTGGCAACCAAGGCAACCGTGTGAGCATCATCCCGTTTAACGCCGCCGAATTGAGCTACTGGTGGCCGAGCTACTGGCGCGATAAGCAGTGTGTTAAATCCGAGCCTGCCGCAATCCGCTACGAGCTGCCGCTGGTGGATGCCACCGGCAAACAGGGCGAGAGCGAGGCATAGTATGGCGGATGAGTGCACAGCCGATTGGGTGCGCCGCATGATTGCCGAGCAGGAGGCGGCGCTGGCAGATGCCGAGGCCATCGGTGATGCCTACGCCGCACGGCACGTGGAACACGAATTGCGCAACTACCGGCAATTTTTGGCGCGGCTCGAGCCGCAGAAAGAGTAAAAAATGTGGATTGTGAAATATTGGAAACCGCTTGCCATAGCCGCCTTGTTGGCGGCTGTGATCGGCGGTGAATATTGGTACGGCGAACAGCGCTACAGCGCGGGCTATCGTGCCGCCGAGACCAAGCTGAAGCAACAGCAAACCGAAGCACTGGCGAAGCAAACCGGCGCAGTATTGGAAAAAGAAAGGCAGGCGCAGGCAGCATTAACTGCCGCGCAGGCCGAAGTGGAAAAGGAAAGAGAAAATGCAAAAATTGCTGTGGATAATCTGCGCGGCGAGCTTGAGCGCGTGCGCGCCTACGCCGCTGCCCGTAGTCGCTCCCTGCCCCAAGCCACCAGCCCCGCCGGCGCGGTTGATGAAGCCGCTGCCCGAGGCTGGCAGTTATTCGGCAACTGCGCGAAAGAATATGCAGGATTGGCAGAAATAGCCGACACGCAGCGCAACGACCTGGCCGAATGGCAGGCGTATGGGCGCGTGGTGTCCAATACGGCAGATAAGTAAACCCCGCCGCTTTGCGGCGGTTTTGTTTTGGGTGTGTGAAATGATTAAGCAAGAATTTGCCGGCGCAACGCTCTACCTGGGCGATTGCGCCGGCGTTTTGCCGGCGCAACGCTCTACCTGGGCGATTGCGCCGGCGTTTTGCCGGCGGTACTGGCCGAAAACAAGGTGGATGCGCTGATTTCCGATCCACCGTATTTAATGCAGGCAAGTGGCGGGAATTTGGGTGGGCAGCGTAAATATATGGCCGACATCAACAAGCATTTGGATGGCGGTTTTGATATTGGCTTGCTTGACCGGTTTGAGAATTGGTTTGTGTTTTGTGCAAAAAGCCAAATTGTGGATATTATCAACCAAGCGAAAAACCAAGACCTGAATTGGATGCTGCTTACCTGGAACAAGAAAAATCCCACACCGCTCACCTGCGGCACCTATCTGCCGGACACGGAATACATGGTGCACGCCTACCGCCGCCACATTTGGGAGAGCAAAACCCGCTTTGTGGTGGGCAACGTCGAAAAAAATCCCTTTGACCATCCCACGGTAAAGCCGCTGTATGTGATGTACAAGGCTATTGCCAGCGCATCCGCGCCGGGCGATTTGGTGTTAGACCCGTTTATGGGCACGGGCAGCACGGGCGTGGCAGCTTTGCAGCGTGGTCGGCGCTTTATCGGCATCGAGCGCGAGCCGAAATACTTTGATATTGCCTGCCAGCGTATTGAGCACGCACTGGCGCAAGGGCAGTTGTTTTGATTTCAAGCTGCCTGAAAAAAGCCCTTGCGGTTAAATTTTGTAAATTTCCCGTGCTGTTGCCACAGCCTCGGCAAAGTCCAACCTGTCGCCGCGCCGCCGTAAATTGACGTAGCGCTGCAGGCTGTTCCAGCTGTCGTGCAGGGTGATGCGCTGGATTTGCGGGATGGTGGAGCCGTCTTCAGCCAGTCGCGTAGCCGCCTCGTGGCGCAGATCGTGAAACCGCAAATCCTCAATCCCCAAAACATAACACGCCCGCGTAAACGCACCGCTGATGCTTTGGGATTTAACCGGCACCAAGCTGCCTTTGATGCCGTTGCAGGGGCGCATTCGCGCTTGCACATCCGGGCACAACAATGCCTCAATTACCGGCAGTGCTGCTGGCAATACATCAAACCGTTTGTGATTGCCAAGGCTGCCTTGCGGATGTTTGACGTCCCGGATCAGCCACTCGGCGGCATCGGCGTTGTAGTCGGTTAATATCATGCGGCATATCTCCTCCTGCCGCCGGGCGGTATAGATGGCCAACCACATGATGAGGTGCATTGGGATTAAATTTGTGTGTTGCGGATGCTGCCATTTTTGGTAAAAAAAGGTGGTAAGGCGTTGCAGCTCGTCGCGGGTGGGGAGACGGTCGCGGCGGGCAGATTTGGCCACCGTGCCGGCTTTGGCCAAGCCCTCGGCGGCAAAATCCAACTCTTGCCAGCTCACCGGCAAATCCCAAACGTAAAATGCGTGTTTGAGCACGGTGCGGATGTACTGTAGCTCCTGTAAAGCGGTGGACGCTCCGATTGGTTTAATCGCCTCTTCCGGGCGGCCGCGCCTGCGGAGCATGATGTGCTCGGCGTAATCCGCCCGCCGCAGCCTATCCAGCCGCCGAGAGCCAATCGGAAACGATGACAAAAACAGCAGGCCTAGGCGCTTGCTGTAGCCGGTTTTTTCGGCTTCGTCCAAATATTTCTCAACCGCTTCTTTCAGCGTCGGTATCGACTTCTTTTCTTCTCCGAATAAAATATCTGGGTTTGCCTCAATTTCCGCCTCTCGGCGTTTCAGCCACTCGGTGGCTAGTGCTTTTTTTGTAAATGTTTTAGACTCGCTAAATGCGGGAATGTCCGCTTTTTTAATGCGGATTTGCGCCCGGTAAACTACCTCGCCGCTGGGGTTAGTGCGCTTTGTGATCGTGCCCAT